ACTTTTCACAAAAAACACGTCATTTTTCGGTCTTGGGTGGACTGAATCGGAGCGATTGGCATGGCAGATCGGGCAAAAAACAAGCCTGAACACGACAGCAACCTGTTCACATCATTTGACGCTGCTGCGAAAGCCGGCAACGGCTCGCACATCTGGGAAGTCGAATCGCCAGACGGGGAGCGGTACTGGGTCAACGCGAGCACGAAGAAAAAAGCCGAGTCACTCGCGGCGGCAGAACTGCTGAGCGTTTCCAGTGTCTCGATCTTTGAAGTTGTGAAGCGGCTGCAGGAATTACTCACGGGAGACAGTGCCGATGATGAAACATAATCTGCAGACCGGTCAGACAATCCTGATCCCGCCGGGCCTGTGCGAAGACGGGCAGGAACTGTTCCGCATTCTCGCCGATCAGATTGACGCTGACGGCAGGCTTCGCGGCGACGACTTCATGGCGTTAGGTCAACTGGCACAGCTGCAGATCGACATCGCAAACCTGCAGGCGGATCTCCGCGTGAACGGACTGACCGAAGACACCGACCGCAATCAGTGCCAGCGGCGGATTGAAGTCTCAACGCTGAATCAGATGCGTGGTCACTTCCGCAGTCTGCTGGCACAGTTCGGGCTGACGCCGAAGTCGAAACGCGGGCTCGCTTCCAGCGATCCGACAGAGCCGGCCGATCCGCTGGATGCCTTATGAGTCACTGGCGAGACCTGGCCGATCGGCTGCCGAATAAGGCACCAAAAAATGCCCGCCGCAGTTCACAGTGGCGAAAGGTGCGGAACGCATTTCTCAAGGGTCGCTGCTGTGCAGTCTGTGGCGGCAGGCGTTCGCTGATCGCTCATCACTGCGTGCCGTTTTATCTGGCTCCTGATCTGGAACTGGTCGAAAGCAATCTGATCCCGCTGTGCGAAGCGAAACGGTACGGCATCAATTGTCACTTTCTGATCGGTCACATCGGCAACTGGCGGCGATGTAATCCGAATGTCTTCGCCGACATCGCGTACTGGCACGAGAGGCTGAAACGATGAGCCGTGATCATGCCGCGTGCGTGGCGAATTATTGTGATGCCGTCATGAGCGGCGACATTATCACCGGCCGTTACGTTCAACTGGCGGTTGAGCGGCATCTGGATGATCTCGATCACGCTCACGAACGCGGGCTGCATTTTGATGCTGACATCGCTGAGAAGTCGCTGCGATTTGTGGAAGCCGTCTGCACGCATCAGAAAGCAGAGTGGGCGGGCAATCCGTTTCTGCTGTCACCGAATCAGCAGTTCATCCTCTGGAATCTGGTCGGCTGGCGGCGGGCTGACGGGTGCCGGCGATTCCGGCGTGCGTACATCACAGCGGGCAGGAAATGGGGCAAGTCGCTGTTCGCATCAGCGATCATGAAACTGCTGACGCTGTATGACACGCCGCATGAGCCGGGTGCGGAAGTCTACTCGATCGCGACCGCAGAAGATCAGGCACGGCTCGTGTACGATGCGTTCCTGTCGATGGTCGAATTCTCACCGTCAAAAAAAATCAGGAACGCCGCGAAGATCAGAACAAAGCGGTGCTCGTTTCCCGGCGAGCATTACCGCGAATCGATTGTCAGACCGCTCGGCAGCGAATCAAAGAACAAAGACGGGCTGAATCCGCATCTGGTCATCGTCGATGAACTGCACGCCTGGCGTGATTACTATCGGCCGCTGTGGGAGAAGATGACGACCGGATCAGGCTCACGGCGACAGCCGCTGACGGTGATCATCACGACAGCCGGCGACGACAAATCCCGCATCTGGGCAGAGCAGGATTTCCTGGCGGCGAATACGCTCGAAGCAGCGGCAGATGGTACGCAGCAGAATGATAATCTGTTCGCGTTCATCGCCAGGCTCGATGAGGATGACAACTGGCAGGATCAATCGCTGTGGCCGAAAGCCAATCCGAACATGCTCACAGCGTTTCCGAATGGCGTGCCGCAGTGGGCTGAGGGACTCGGAACGCCGAAACTGGAATACCTGAGCGAGCAGGCTGAGAACGCGAAACTGAATCCCGCCGATGAGAATGGATTCAAACGATATCACTGCAATATCAAAGTCACATCGCTGGAGCGTGCGATCCCGCCGGCTCAGTGGGCTCGCTGCAGCGGCGATCTGGTCGACTGGCCTGATCAGGCTTATGGCGGTTTCGATCTCGGCAGGACTGATGACTGGGCGGCAGCTGCCGTGATCGCGAAAGTCGATGAGACGGCAGACGGCGATCCGGTCTGGCAATTGCGGGCTCAGTCCTGGTGCTGTGTGAGCGGCTCAGTCGATCTGAAAACGCATCCGTTTCGCGAATGGGTTTCAACCGGGCTGATCAGTGTCTGCTCCGGTGATGCAGTGGATTTCTCTCGCGTTGAAGAATGGATCATCGAAGCTAACAACGATCTCAACGTGCAGCAGTGGAATTATGACGACACGTTCGCGGAGCAGATTGCACAGAATCTTCTGAATTCTCACGGCGTGACCGTCCATCCGTTTCATCAGAACGCTAAATCATACAATGAGCCGCTGCGTTCTCTGCTGCGTACTGTGCGAGGGCAGCGATTGCGGCATGGTGGTGATCCGGTGCTTGCGTGGCAGGCGGGCAACCTGGTAATCCGCCGCGATGCTCGTGACCAGTGGATGCCGGACAAGAGCGAAAGCATCAACAAAATTGATGCAGTCGTTGCCGCGGTGATGGCTTTTGAAGCCGCTCTGTACGGTGAGTTCCAGGGCAATGAGCCGGGAGTATTTGTTTTTTAATGTTCGGATGGCTCAAGCGACCAAAGGCGGAAGACCTGACTCAGGTTCGCGATGTGAATCAATGGGTCGACGCGGTCTGGGGAAACAACAATCTGCCGGTCGATGTGACCGCACAGACAGCGATGGGCATCCCCCCGCTGTGGCGTGCTGTGAACATCATCTCGAATGATGTTGCCCGGCTGACGATCCGCACATACCGCAGAACGGATGCCGGCCGGGAACGTGCGACCGATCATCCCAGCTATCCGCTGGTGCTGCGGAAACCGTGGCTGAACTGCAATGCCTACCAGTTCCGGAGACTGCTGACGCTGCACGCTCAACTGACCGGGAACGGTTTTGCCCGCATCTGGCGTGATGCCGGCGGCAGACCGCTGTATCTGGAGCCGCTGCCACCGTCACCGATCACGACTGTGGTGATCGAAGGCAACGGGCTGAGCGAGCGGCTGTGGGTGGTTTACCGTCGCGGCGACACAACGTACCGCGAACGCTATGAGGATGTGCTGCACATTCCCGGCCTGTGTTTCGACGGGTACAGCGGGCTGAGCGTTGTCGAAATGCTGGAGCAGACTCTCAGCGGAGCAATCGCGGCTCAGAAATACTCAACGCTCTATTACTCGCAGGGCGGCACGGTCGCCGGTTATTTGAAAACGCCGGGCAAGCTCAGAGAAGATCAGGCGAAGGAACTCGCGGAGCGTTGGAGCGTCTTATCTTCCGGCATGGGTCAGGCTCACAAAGTCGGCGTGCTCGATCAGGCTGCTGAGTATGTCCCGATGAAAGCCAGTGCAGAAGAGGCACAGCTGGCGGAAGTGAAGAAGGCGACGATCATCGACATCGCGAACATCACTGGTGTGCGTCCTCACGATCTCGGCGACCAGTCGCGAGCGTCGTACAACAGCCTGGAGCAGGAAAACTACGCACACGCAGACCGCTGTATTGAGCCGTGGCTGCGTGCCTGGGAATCAGAACTGTGGGACAAACTGCTGACCGAGGAAGAAAAGCAGAGCGACTCGACCTATATGGAATTCGACAGACGGCAACTCATCAGACGCAGCCTGCAGGAGCAGGCGGAAGTCGATCGCAAACATCGAGAAATGGGCCGCTACTCGGTGAACGAACTGCGACGGCGAGACAATGAGGAGCCGATTGACGGCGGTGATACTCACTATGTTCCAGTGAATTGGATTGATGTGAATGCAGAACATGCCATCGGTGACGACTGAAAACGGCACGGCTCAGATCACGTTCTACGCTGATGTCGGCGGCTGGGACGGCATTACGGCGGAAGGATTCGCGGCTGCTCTCGAAGAGGCAGGTTCTGTTGATCGGATCATTCTGAATCTGCATTCCTACGGCGGCGATGTGTACGAAGGCGTGACGATCAACACGCTGCTGAAAAAACATCCGGCTCATGTTCGCGTTGAGATCGACGGGGCAGCAATGTCGGCAGCTTCTTTCATCGCGATGGCTGGCGATGAAATTGCCATGCATGAAGCCGGGCTGATGATGATTCATAACGCCTGGACAATCGCGGCGGGCAACTCTGACGACATGCGGGAACTCGCTGATCAACTCGAAAAAGTCGATGGAACGATCGCCGGCATTTACGCCGGGCGGACACGGAAGCCGCTTGACGAGATATTCGATGTGATGGCGGCTGAGACATATTTCACAGCCGAGGAAGCACTGCTTGACGGGTTTATCACCGAGATCATCGGCAACAAAGAATCACAGGCGATCGCCGCCAGTGAAGTTGAATCACGATATGAGAACGCACCGATCAAGGTGCTCGACCGGCTGCGGTATACGGATCGCAAACGCGATCAGAAACAGTCGGCGAATCGAAAACAGTTTCTGCGGCGGAAGGCTGCCGCACACTTTCGGGTGCTCTGAGCAGCCCGTGTTTTTTTCCGCAGGGAGATTTAATGAAGACTGTAAAGGCGTTGCGTGAGGAACGTGCTGGTATCGAGACTCAAGTGCGTGAGTTGCTCGACAGCCGGCAGGATAGCGAATGGACTTCAGAAGATGATCAGAAGTTCGACGCACTGATTGAAAACAGTCAGGCACTCGTCAGCGAGATCGATCGAATCGAGAAAGCCGACAGCCTGACGGCATCACTGACTGAGTTGCGTGATGATCAGGCAGCGGCAACCGGCACGCCGGCGATCGCTGATCCTGAACTGGAACGCAAGGCACTGCGTGCCTGGCTCGATTCGCAGTACGAAGAATTCCGCAGCGAAGTGACTGCCGAAGGCAGGAAAGCGGCAGAACTGTTCGGCCTGCAACTCGGCGGCTCGATCAATGCTACGCTTCGCGGTTTCAAAAACGATCTGACGACCGGCACCGGCTCGAATGATGCCGGCAACGTCATCAACTCGCGGCTCGTGACGGCTCTGCAGGAAGCCATGCTGCATTACGGCGGCATCCTGGAAGTGGCAGACGTGCTGACGACTGCGAAAGCGACTCCGGTGATCTGGCCTACGTTCGACGATACGGCGAACAGTGGATCAATGATCGCGGAAGCCGCGAGCGTTGGCACTGGCAGCAATCCGACGTTCAGCAAAGTGCAGCTGGATGCTTACAAGGGCTCTTCAGGAATCCTGAAAGTGACCTGGGAAGCACTGCGTGATGCTGATGTCGATCTGGCTGAACTGCTCGGCCGATCGTTCGGTGAGCGGCTCGGGCGACTGGTCAACAACAAAGGCACAGTCGGATCAGGATCGTCTGAGCCGAATGGCGTTGTGGTCGATGCGACCGATTCCAGTTTCACGACTTCAGCGGCTGCGGCAATCGACTTCAACGAAGTGCTCGACCTGATCCATTCGGTCGATGTTGCGAACCGTGCGAATGCTCGATTCATGTGCCACGATCTCACGATCAAAGCACTGCGAAAAGAGCAGGATTCGAACGGTCAGTACATCTGGCAGGCTGGCACTGTCGGCAACGAACCGGATCGCATCTACGGTTATCCGGTTAGCATCAACAACGACATGGCAGCGATCGCGACCGGCGTGAAATCGCTGCTGTTCGGTGACATGAGCAAGCACAAAGTGCGGCTCGTCGAGACCGTTCGAATCTATCGACTGGCTGAACTCTATCGGGCAACCGATGAGGACGGTTTCGTTGCTCTCAACGCCTTCGATTCTAAGATTGTTGATCCGGCAGCGACTGCCGCTGGCAAGTCGATCAAGTACCTGACACAGGCGTAAGCCTGATTGATTCTGACCTTGGACCGTCAGAAATGTGGTGGTCGGCGGGCATCGTGCTGCTTCTCGCGGTGCCCGCCTTTTCTGTACCGGCGAAGGGTGCTGGAATCCCTGACCAGGCTCATTATCTGGTTTCCGCGGGTTCGATTCCCGCCGCCGGCAATTGCTGATCAGCATGGTGGCGCGGAGCGTATGAAATGACATGGAATGCGGAGTACAAAAGCGAAGTCGTCTCGGCGGCGGCTGCAGTTGTTTCGACTGCCGACGCGAAAGAGTTTCTCGGGCTCGATTCGGGATTCACCGCTGATGATACGCTGATTGCATCAGCGGTTTCAGCGGCAACGGAATGGGCAGAAGCCGAGACCGGCCGACAGATCGGGCAGGCGACGTTTGACATCTTTCTGGATGAGTTTCCAGACACGATCCTGGTGCCGCATGTGCCGCTGCAGTCGGTGACATCGATCAAGTATCACGACGAAGACGGCACGCAGCAGACGCTCAGCAGTTCGATCTACACGGTCGATGCGAAAGACAATCGGCAGGCGGCTCGCATTGTGCCGGCCTACGATCAGGTCTGGCCGGCAACACGCACGCAACCGAATGCCGTTGAGATTCGGATCGTCTGCGGATACGCGACGGTGCCCGACCTGCTGCTCTCGGCGGTCAAGCAGTATGCCCGCGAATTCTACGATTTCGGGCATCCCGATCTGGAACGGCTGAACGTCTGGCTCACGACCTATCGCGTGCATCGGTGGTAAATGAAACAGCCCAAACTGTACCGGCCTGAACGTGAATCGACTCTGCCGCGATCGGTGCTGCTGGAACGCGGGAACGCAGAATGCACAATTGAGAGTGCTGCGTTGAGCCGCGACGATTACGGCGAGCCGATCAAAACATGGTCAACGCTGGCAACTCGCCGCGGGCTGCTGCTGCCGTACATGGGTCCACAGCGGGCAACGCGGGCGGCATCGCACACACTGAGCGTGCGTTACTTCACTGGTGCCGACCGTGATCTGCGTGTGCAGATCGATTCGGTGATCTGGGAAGTGCACGACTACGTGAACGTCGATAATCGCAACCGGGAAATCATTCTGTTCCTCAGAAGCGAGGAAGAGTGATGGCGAAGAAACCGTCAACCAGTTTTAAGCAACTCAGTCACGGCGGCGATGTGCAGGTCAGCATCACCGGACACAGGCGGCTGATCCGCAAACTCGATCGGATGCCGGCAAAGATCGTCAAGCGGGTGCTGCGACCGGCGATGAGTAAAGGCATTCAGCAGATCAAAAAAAAGCTGAAATCCACAGCACCGAAAGGCGATACCAGCGATCCCGCCAGGGACGATGACGGCGATCCACGAAAGCGGCTCAAGCGGGCATTCAAACATCAGGTCAAGAATCGCGGCAATGTCATCTTCGCACGCACCGGACTCGGGAAGGGTTTCAGCTGGGCTCACGTTCTGCACACGGGAGCAGAGCCGCACATGATTCAGTCACGCCGCGGGCGGCTGCTGCGGCTCTCTGACGGTACGACAGTCAGGGCGGTACGGCATCCCGGCTTCAAGGCGAATCCATTTGTCACGATCGCTCTGCGGACAACAGGCGAAGCCGTACGGCGTGCGATCATTCGCCGGGCATGGGAAGGCATTAAGAAAGAAGCAAAACGCAGATGACGATCCAGACCGAACTGACAACGCGACTGGAAGCCGACGGGCCGCTGGCGGCATTGATCAGCAGTCGCATCTATCCGGCAAAGATTCCGGTTGATGCGACATTCCCGCTGATCATGTATCAGACAGACGGCATCGATCGAACCTACGCATTCAGCGGAGCGATTGACGCGAAAGAAGCCGATATCCGATACGACTGCATCGGCGACCGATACAGCACGGCACGTTCAGTCGCAGCCGCTGTGATCAGTTCTCTCGACGGATACACAGGCACGCTCGGCAGCCTGCTGATTCACGCGATCTTCGTTGACGATGAGCGTGACGGCCGGATGCTCGAATCGGCCGATGATGACTCGCTGAAATATGTCGTCCACATCTCGATCAGGTGCGTCTATGAGTGAGCGAACGCTGCTGAAAGTTCGCACGCCGAGCGGCATTTCAGAATTGCAGGTTGACGAACTGATCGAGGTGAATGGCAGAGCCTATATCGAAAACGAGTCTATGCCTGCGGATGTTTCGCGGCTGACAGATCGCGTTTGTTTGATTGAAGCAACGCTGGCAGCGTTGCTCGAACCAGTCCACGAAATCACGGAGACTTAATGGCATCGCTCGGTTTCGGCACGAGTATCACTTTTCAAAGCGGATTCTTTGCAAACATCACGGATGTGAAGATCAGCGGCATCACTCGCGAGTCTGTCGATGTGACGAACTTCGCGAGCACAAATGGATGGAAGGAATTTATTCCTTCTGAGATGAAAGACGGCGGCGAGCTGGAAGTTGAAATCATTCACGATACGGATGATGCGGCTCCGGTCGATCAGGATTCAGAAACGATCACGATCACGTTCCCGCTCAAGGGTGCTGAGAGCACTGGTGCGACGTACGCATCGAGCGGATTCATGACCAACTATGAAATCACCGTACCCGGTGAGGACAAGATCACCGCAACTGCGACGATCAAGTTTTCCGGTGCTCCGACTGTGACAGCCGGCAGCTGATGAAAGGAACACAGCATGGCTCTGTTGAGCCGGGATGAAATCCTGAGTGCAGATGATCTGACGATCGAGACGATTGCCGTGCCGGAATGGGGCGGCGATGTGGCAGTCAGAACGCTGACCGGTGCGGAGAAAGACAAGTGGGAAGCCGCTCGTCAGAATACGGACGGGTCAGCGAATCTGGCAAATGTTCGCGGCTCGATCGTCGCGTTGTGCTGCTGCGACATGAGCGGCAAGTCGCTGTTCACGAGCCGCGACATTGTTGCACTCGGGAAGAAATCAGCACGGGCACTCGATCGCGTTCTGGAAGCGGTCAAGACGCTCAACGGCGTGACGGAATCCGATCTTGAGGAACTGGAAAAAAACTGACTGATGCCGAGGAGCGGGACTGGCATTTCTTTGCCTTCCGCGTTCTCGGCATGACAGTCGCACACGCGAAGCGGGTGACTCCATATCGGGAGTTCATCCGCTTTCGTATGTACCGGCTGATGCATCCGTGGGGAGACGACTGGGATCAGGCAGCGATCATCGCGGCGAGTATCTGCAACCGGCTGCAGAAACGTGGCAACCTGAAATGTGATGATTTCCGGCCGACTTACAAACGGCAGCAATCGCAGAATGAGATCGAAGAAACGATCCATTCATTTTTTATCGGGAGACTGAATGGCGACGATCGGCAGTCTGGCGATCAATCTGACGGCGAGAACGGGCGGACTGGATAAAGGTCTGAAGAAAGCCCGCAACCGCGTCAGCACGTTCAGCCGATCGATGAGCGGTGCAGCTGGTATGCTCGGCTCAATCGGTGCTCCGCTGGCACTCGGTGCGGGACTGGCGGCAATCGTTCGCGAGGGTGCCGGATTCGAAAAGCAGATGTCAGCGATTCAGGCTGTCAACGGTGCGACCGAAGCACAGATGGCACAGCTGACTGAAAAGGCAGAGACGCTCGGACGCACGACTGCGTTTTCCGGTGCTGAAGCGGCTCAGGGCATGGAAGCACTCGCACGGGCTGGATTCACTGTCGAAGAAACGATGGCGGCGACTGATGCGGCATTGAGTCTGGCAGCCGCTGACGGTCTGGAACTCGGCGAAGCCGCGAACATCACCGCGGCTGCAATCAGACAGTTCGGGCTGGAAGCCGGGCACGCCGGTGCTGTGGCGGATGTGCTGGCGAAAGGTGCCGCCAGCGGTCTGACGGATGTGAGTCAGTTGGGCAACGCTCTCGGATTTGTTGCCAGTTCTGCGAAACTCGCCGGCAAAGGAACGATCGAAACAGTCTCAGCGTTGTCGGTACTGTCAACTCAGATCGGTTCTGACAAAGCCGGCCGCGGGCTGCGGGGCATCTTCAAGGGCATGGGCAAGCCGAGCAAAGAGGCACAGGCACAACTCGATGCTCTCGGGCTCAGTTTCAAGGATGCCAGCGGCGAATTTAAACCGATGGCAGATATTGTCGATGAGTTCGGTGGTGCTCTGGATGGCATGGCATCCGGCGAGAAAGTGCGGATTCTCAACACGCTGTTTGACACAGCGTCTGCGTCTGCCTTCGGCGGCCTGATGGGTGCCGGCGGGGATGCACTGCGAGAGAATGAGGCAGGTCTGGAAGGCGGCGGCGGCTTCGCCGCTGAAGCGGCAGAGAAACGGCTGGACAATGTTGCCGGTGCATTCACGAAGGTGAAATCAGCACTCGGCGGCATGGCGATCGATATCTTTCAGCAGTTCTCGGGACCGCTTCAGAGCGGGCTGGAAGGGTTCGCATCTTTCGTTGGCGGACCGCTGACGACAACGATCGCCGGTGGAATCAAAGGCATCATCGAAGTGTTCAGTTCGATCGGCTCTGCAGTGGCTCCGGTGTGGAATTTCATCAGCGACGGAGTGCATGGACTGGTCACTGTTGCGACGTTTGGATTCGAACGGTTTGGAGACCTGTGGAGCAACGTCATTGATCGGATGATGCTGAAATGGCTCAACATCTCCGGCACCGTGTCAGCGTTCATGGACAATCCGGCGAAGTTCATCGCATCCGGTGGCAGTCGAACGCAGACGGCAGAAGAATCGCGACTGAAGGACAAGATCAGGAAAGACGGTGCCCGGCTCGCTGAGGATTTCATGGGCACGCTCGCCGCACGCCAGGCGATCGCGGACGCAGAAGGAACAACCGTTGCAGACGATGCCGGATTTAATCAGGCAACGCTGGATGCACTGAACGCTGTCGGCGGTCCTGACGGTGATGCGATTGAAGACGAGACCAATGCGGCAGCGGAAGCCGGTAAAGCCGCAGTCGAACCGCTGAAGGCTGCAATGATGGGCTCGCGTGAATCGTTCGACATCATCAACCGGGCGATGAAGGGTGGCGAAAAGGCAGTCGAGAAGAACACGAAGGCAGCCGTGACCGAACTGAAGAAAATGAACGAGATGATGACGCGACAGGACGAGCGATTGCTCGAAGCAGAATTAACAATGATGATCGGAGCCTGATCAATGGCTGTGCTGGCTGTTCAGGAGTTGTACGAATCACGCTCCACAGAACTGAAAACAGAAGGCAAGCTCTCGCACACGCGAGCGTTCGTTGTGCAGACATCGAAGGATGATTCCAGCCTGGTCGCGGCGACCGCTTCCGGCATCCCTGCGATCGGTGACGGGCACGCTGACGGACAGTCGAGAGTCGGCAGCGTCTCAGCGAAAACGAAAGGCGGCGAGCCGGGAGTGTTCGTCGTTACCGTCAAATACAACAACGACATGGAAAAGGAAAAGGTCGAGGAGATCGATCCGGTCAGTCAGGATCAGACGGAGAGCTGGGGCACGGAAGAACGGACGCACTACGCAACCACAGACAAGGGCGGTAACGAGATTCTCAACTCAGCCGGGGATCGGTATGACGAGCCGATCGAAGTGCCGCAGGTAAATCCGACACTCACGATCAAACGCAATGAGCCGTTCTTCGATGCAACTACTGCATTCTCATACAACAATAGCCTGAACGATCGAACCTTCCGCGGTGGCAGCAAAGGGAACTGGCGAGTACGCATCACTGCCGAACAATCGAGGCAGGATTTTACAGACTTCTGGAAGGTTTCCTACGTCTTCTCATACAACGAAAACGGCTGGCAGCCGAATATCCTGGAAGCCGGGCTGTATCAGAAGTATGACGCGGCACGTACAGGAGCGACACCGAATATCGTGCGGTCTCCGTGTACTGAAAAGGGCGACGGATCCAGAATCGGGACTCCGGTCAGACAGCCTGTGCCGCTCGATGCTAACGGGAAACAGATTGACCCGGACACGTTGCCCGGAACGGCTGTCTATACGCAATGGGATGTCTATTATTACATCAACTTCGACAATCTCGGGCTCGGTTGATGGCGATCAAACCGAAACCGCGAGAACGATCACCAGTCAGGCGGCCGGCACAGGTCAAAGAGAATCGCGGCTCTGCAGCCGCTCGCGGCTACGATCACCGCTGGCGGAAAGCACGGCTGCAGTGGCTGGCGATCAATCCAGCCTGCAACGCCTGCGGCTGGATCGATAAGAGCCGTGAGATGGTGGTCGATCACATCGTGCCGCACCGCGGCGATGTCATGCTGTTCTGGGATTGTCGCAACTGGCAGACGCTATGTCGCAAGTGCCACACAGCGAAAACCGCACGAGGTGAATGATGGGCGTGAACTTTGAAAAAGGGTCTGCCGAGCGAATCGCACGCACAGTTCGCGAACATGAAGCGACTCCGAAAGGACCGAGCCGTGAGCGATCGGACCTGCCACCGAATATCGCTGGCTTCGCACAGTTCAGACTAGATGAATCACTCAGTGCTGCAACGGACTCGCTGACGGGTGCCGCGTCCGCTCTGGCGACTCGGTTATATTCAGATCCGAACGTCACGGCACAATATGTTGTGCCAGGCGGGGGAGCACCGGCCGTCTACACGCCGCAGGAACTGCAACCCGCTCCCAGTGGCCTGGAGTCTATATATGTTGTGAGCCGTTCGCGGCAGGCGACTGCTCCGGCCGGTACATACGGCATCGCAATCTTCGTCGATAACGAGTGGCTCGTTGTCTGGCTCGACTGTTCATAATCAGGAGTGAGAAATGGCTGCCCGTGTTTTTCCGAAAGCTAAAAGCGAATTCCTGAAAGGCAATCTCGACCTGACGGCCGATGATATCCGCGTGCTGCTGGTCGCGAGTAATTCCGCGTACGATCCGGGCAACACCAGCGAGGATCCCGCAACACTCTCGGCGATGAATGGCGGAGCAGGAATCGCCGGCGTTGAGTTCGACGGCAGCGGCTACAGCCGCAAAGCATTGGCTTCGGAAACCGTCACCGAAGACGGCACAAACGAGAAGGCAACATTCGATGCCACGGATGTGACCTGGACAAGCCTCGCGGCGGGCACGTACGCGATCGAAGGGGCTCTGGTTTATAAGCAGGTGACTGCTGACAGTGATCACATTCCGCTCGCATGGTGCCCGTACTCAGCTGACCAGACACCGAACGGCAGCGACTTTACAACGACCTGGCCGAGCGGCGGAATTCTCACACTCTCCTGATGAGGCAGCGACGTGGCATACGTTCAGAAGGATCGAGTCAAAGAGACATCGACGACGACCGGCACCGGCACGTATACGCTCGCCGGTGCTGCAACTGGTTTCCAGGCATTCTCGGCGATCGGCAACAGCAATACATGCTGTTACGCAGCCGACGACGGGACTGACTGGGAAGTCGGGATCGGCACGTATACGCTGAGCGGAACAACGCTCGCACGCACAACGATCCTGGCGAGCAGCAACAGCGGCTCGGCTGTGGACTGGTCATCCGGCACGCGGGACATCTTCTGCACGCTGCCGGCGGATAAAGCCGTCTCGATCGATGAATCGCAGACGCTCACCAATAAAACGATCGGTGACACGCTCGCGATCAGTCCCAGCACGGCAGCAGATTTCAACCTGGCTCCCAGGTCAACGCCGCCGGCATCGCCGAGCGAGAATGACATCTATCTTGACGATGGCAGCAACAGCGGATCAGGCGGGTATCAGTGGATGATTTATGATTCGACGAGCACCTGGGTTGACATCGCACAGACATTCTGACGGAGTGTGATCAGTGACGTTCGGTCATTCAGCATTCAGCGAGACGCCTCTCAGTACGCTGCCGTCAACGGCTGCGGCACCGATCTCAGCGACTCCGACTGTGCCTGCACTCACGATCGTGACTGCCAACGCTGGCAGCTCATCAGGAGCAGGCACCGGCGGTCTGAATAACGGCCTGGTCTATTTCTGGAAACTTGATGAGACTGTCACGGACGCGGATCGCGTGGCCGCTGTCGGCGGATCAACGGCAACGCTCACGTCTGAGGCTTACGGTGAGACCGGCGGCGAGACCGCTGGAGTTGGCGACACGATCGACAGTCATCTGTCTGGTCAGAAAGCAGCACACGCGACAAACAACGACTCGCACACAGTGCGGCTGGTCACGGCAACTGACGGGCTGTCGATCACATCGCTGCCGGTGACTGTCGCCGGCTGGATTAAGTCAGATGCTGATCCGGCATCGGGCAACTGGATCACTCTCGGTCACGATGGCAGCACGACGCTCGCTAATCCGAGCCTGCATTGCAACTGGAACAATAACACAGGCGTTGAAAAGCTCGAAGCGACTGTGTTCTCCGGGACATCGCAGACAGTGCGATCAACACTCACGCCGCAGCCTGACGATGATGTGTGGCAACTGGTCGCGTTCAAGCTGTCTGAATCGGCAATCAGCATCAGCGTGAACGGCAGCGACTGGGATGATCAGGCGACAACATCCGGCACCGGCAGCAATATGAATCTGACGTACGCGATCGTGTGCGGGTCAGGATCATCGGCCGGCGATGCGACCGGGCAGAAAGCCGTTTCGATGGTCGGCGTGTGGGATCTGGCTCTGACAGCCGACAACCTGACTGAACTGTACAACAGCGGCTCAGGAATGACCTGGCCGTTCCCTGATACCGGCATCCGTCCGGAGTGTCCTGAGATCACGCTCAGTACATCCGGCCTGCCGATGACAGCAACACCGGAACAGGCAACGCTCACAGTGACTGCGGCAACGCTGATCCCTGAAGTGCGACAGGCAACGCTCACGATCGCGGCAGCAGGTCCGGCGAGTGAATCAACTCCACAGCAGGCGACGATCACAGCGACTGCGGCAACGCTGCCGACGATTCCGCTGGTGCCGGCACTCACGATCGCTGCGAAAGGTTTCTCATTCGATGTGCCGGCGACCGGCGTGACGATCACAGCGAAGGCTCACAACGCACTCGCCGGCGTGCCGTTCACGGCGTTATCGCTCGGCACCGAAGCTGTCGCGATCAATGATGTGGCACTCGGCAGCGAAGGGATAACATAAATGGCAGTGGCGAAACTGAACGAAGAAACCAGCAACACATATACGGCTCAACTGATCGACAAAGATTCAGCGAGCAGAACGCTGGCGGAAGTTGAAACGGTACTGCTGACGGTCTATGACTCAAAGAGTCAGACGATACTGCGTGAGTGCTCAGATGCCCGAAACGCGAACGGCGTGACGATCACATCAGCCGGTGCAGCGACCTGGCAGATCAAGCCGTTTGAAACTGTATTCGTCAACTCATCATCCAGACCGGGCAGCACGGAAGAACACACGGCACTGTTCGAATTCTCATGGGCGGCAAGCGGTCAGGATTCGATCTCTGCACCGTATGCGACGACCGCCGACAGTCAGACTGTGACCGTCACGCACGCCAGTCATGGACTCGCCGCAAATGAGCATGTCGTGTTTGTTGGCGGCGATAATGTCGGCGGTCTGAATCTGCAGGGGGCTCATGTGATTGCATCGGTGGTCGATTCGAACACGTACACGATCACCAGTAAGATCGCGGCGACTTCAACGGCAACAGGTGGCGGCACTGTCACTGCTCACAACACTCCGAAAGTTGCGAAGCATCAGTATAAGTTCCAGGTCCGCAAACTGGACCTGACGTAATGGGCCGGCCGGGTCCGTGCGGGTGCTGTGTCGGCGATCTGTGCCCGCCGCTGACAGTGTTTGAACCGCTGGCAACAGCCGACACGCGGGACGCGATCGTCATCAATCGCGAGACGGCGAGAACGGCAGACGGATTCACTGCCGTTGAAGATGCGTACAACCTGACGAACGCTGGATACGCACCGGTCACTGATCATTCTGTCACGCTGACGGAACAGACCGAACAGCGGACAGAAGAACTGCACAACGCCTTCACGACGATCGCCGGCAGCAACCTGATCGAAGTGACGTACCGCACATCACTCATCGCACCGCTGACTCCGCATGGACTGACAGTCGGTGACATCGTGCGATTTAATCCGACTGTCTCAGTCGGCGGGCTGACGATCGCCGGCAATTATGCAGTCCAATCAATCGTCGATGATTATCGTTTCACGATCACTGATCAGACGGCGAGCAGTTCAGAAACAAGCAGCGGCATCGTCAACGCTGAATTCACGATGCACTTCACGCAGGTTGATATCGAGTACACAGAACCGGCTGCTTACTATCGATACAAAGTCGAACTGAAAACCGGATTCAATCCGTACGACACGTTCGCGTTCAAGCTCGGTTATGCTGTGTCATCGAAGCTGAAATTCTCGCACGCTTACACACATGGCTCGCTGGATGCCGCACTCGCTGCAGGCTTTTCGCGTCCTGAATCAGACCTGACAACATTTGCCACACTTGCGGCACCGGTGGAAACCACAGACGGATCGATCGGTGCTGATTATTATTACCAGACTGAAGACTGCTGGACCGTCGCAGAATGGGAGATGGCAGCCAATCCGGTCGAATGCAGCACGACGACACCACCGCGAACGCTGCCGAACAATCACGGGCCGATTGATCCGGGTACATACAGTCAGTCGCTGTTCTGGGCATTCGGTCAGGATTTCAGGATCGGTGAAGATCCGCCGGCTGGCGGCACGGTGCGGCGATACAGTTTCCGGCTCGCTCAGTTCTCTTCAGAGCTGCTGCACGGTGATATGATTTATCACAACATCAGCGGCAACTTCCCGGCAAAATCGCCGCCGTCGCCGAGCCTGAGCAATCCATCCGGTGCAACGCAGCAGGAGATTGATCAGGCATTGCTGAGCGGGCATGTGCGGGCATGGCTTGAGACTACCGACACGTTCACTGCTGACTTCACTGTGACCAGTCCCGACCTGCCGGCATCGCTCAACATGCCGGCCGGAACGTATGTGGTTTCACTCGCACATACGATCACGCCGCGAGACGGGCGAGTGCCTGTTGCCTGCAAGATTGCAAACAATGAAATATACGCATGGGAAGGCACGTTCACGCTGGCAGCCGGTTTCACCGCTCATTACATGCTGCAGATTACCACGACCGGATCGGAAACCAATCCGTCGCCAGTGCTGCCGATCCTGAGTTCTGTTTTGACGATTTTGGATGACGACGATGAAATTGCATTCGATCCGATCGGGCTGTCTGTGACTGGCTCGACGACTCCTTTTGCACTGGCTGAGGATGGATTTCTCAGCGGTGCGAATCTGTCAGCGGACATGATAGTCGGTAGTCCTGTGACACTCAGCCCGACAACGGGCGGAACAATCGGCACGCTGCGAATCACACAGGACTGATCGTGAGACATTTCCGCAGAGCATCACCACCGTGCGAGCATCGCGGCGACTATGAGCGGCACGTTGCCTGCAACTGCCCGAGCGGTGCAGTCGCGGCATTCGAATGCGTTCTGTATGACCTCTGCACGCTGATGAAACCGTCAACCGAACAGGAGATCAGGCAGTGCATCAACTGTCCTGATCGTAAAGAGAACGCCGCGTGAGATGCTTTTATATCCTGTTCGATCTGCATCGCAAGCAGTATGCAGTCTGCACAGCAGACGGCAGCACAGTCGCTCACGCCCGCATGATTCGCGGCGGATTGTTCCGGCTCATGAATGGCATCTGTGAGGTGCAGGCGAGCGGATTCAACATCGACGGCGACGTGATCACATTCGTCTCGTGAGTCTATATCTGTGATGAATGAATCACTACAGCAACGAGATCGCGAACACGCTCGCACGGGCTGCAGCCGATGCGTACCGGCCGAAAGTCGAAGCCGATACTGTGCGTTCCCGCTGGTCTGCGACCGATGCGGAATTCATCGAAGATGATGATTCAACCGCACTGCTGATCTCTGATCCGGCTAGTCTCGTTGTGGCTCACCGCGGCACTGAGATCACGAGCCTGAACGACTGGCGGAATGACTTTGATCTCCGCATTGGAAACACTCGCTGCGGCAAACTGAAGCTGAGCGGGCACTCTGGATTTCTGCGGGCATGGCAGGCTGTCTGGCCGTGGCTGTGGCTGCAGGTCAAAGATCAGAAACCGGCGGCAGTATATGTCACCGGGCATTCGCTCGGAGCACCGCAGGCTGTGCTCACGGCACTGGCTCTGCATCGTGAAGGGTTTCCGGTTCGCGGCTGCTACACATTCGGATCGCCGAGATGCTTCACACATGGATCGGCTCGCGTTGTGAATCGCAGTCTGCCGAATCACTACCGCATCACGAACGGCAATGACATCGTGCCGCGGGTGCCGCTGCCGATCAGGTTTAAGCATTGCGGGCAGCATGTGCATCTGGATCGATTCGGTCGAGAACAGCATCGGCCGAACTGGTTGTCACTGATGGTCGATCGTGTGCTCGGGTATCGCGGCGATCTGATCGTAGAACACATGATGACCAGTTATCGGCGAGCACTGGGGGGCGGAAAATGAAATCAGCAATTCTCAGAGCGTTTCTGTTTCTCGCATTCGCGGCAACGATCTGCACCGGTGCTGAGCCGTCTGCGGCTGTCGTGAAGATCGGCGGATGCTCCGGCGTCTGCGTGAGCGATCGCGGGCTGATCCTGTCGGCTCGGCATTGCCGACTGAAAAACTACCTGACCGCTGAGTTTCCAGACGGCAGAAAAGTGCGGGCAGTGCAGCTGCTGAAAAGTCGCAACGGTGACGGGCCGATTGCATTTCTGTGCGAAGGCAGCGGGTTCCCGTGGCTGTCGATCGCGACGATTCCGCCGGCGGTCGGCGATCGGGTGCAGTCATTCGGATATCCCGGCGGGAAAGGTGGTGATCGACAATTGACACGCTCTGCCGGCACTGTGACCGGCAGGGCACGTGCACAACTGCAGGGAGTCCCGTTCCGCGTGACAGTTGCGAGCAATGCCGGGCTGCCCGGCTGGAGCGGTGGACCGCTGCTGAATGATCGCGGCGAAGTCGTCGGACTGCTGACCGGTGCCGGTAAGAATCCCGATGGCTCGTTTGAATCGATCTGGATCACTCACGAAGCCGTCAGGCACGCTGTACGGCACGCTGAGCCGATCGCCGACGATATCATCTGGAAGTATCAACGGACGATACAGGCAGAGCCGTGCGTGATTGAGACGACACAGGCACAGCCTGAAGTGATCATGTTCGTCACGCCGAACTGTGAACCGTGCCAGCGGCTGAAGCGTGATGTCGCAGCCGGTGCGTTCAAGCAGTTCAGGATTGTGTTCTGCAAGTACGATCCGCAGCTCAATGCGTTCGATCGGCCGGAACTGGAACGCGAGTTCAGGGAGACAGCAAAACCGCCGAAAGATGATCTCGTGTTCCCGCTGGTCTGGGTTCGCGGCACGACTCGATACCGCGTGGGCTACGATGCGAAGCCGCTCGGCGGCGTGCTGGGATTCCTCGAAGGCGTGATCAATCTCGGAGCGAGGATTGTGATCGGGCCGCCGAAACCGCCGGTGCCGTTTCCTGATCCGATCGGGAACACTCCGCGGCCGCCAGACGGCACGCCGTCAGTTGAGATCAGTGAGCCGGTCGGAATCGCTCTGGGATCAGTCGAGCGACTGAAGCGGCAGGTCGATGAATTGAAAACGAATGCCGGCGAATTGAAATCGAACGCGGCAACGCTGCGTGAGACAGTGGACAAACTGAAGAACGGCAATCCGATCGAGAAAGCGAAAGCAGTGCTCACACTGAAGCGGGAAGTCGCCGACCTGAAAGAGAACGCCGGCGAGTTGCGTGGCACGGTGCAGGATGTTCGCCGCGATGTGGACGGTGATCCGCTGAACTATCTGCTCGGTCTGATACCGGGCCTGCTGACCGGTCTGCTGCATCGCCGTTTTGCACATTGAGGAAAATGGAATGGGAACAATCACAGCAATCATCGCGAGTGCGATCGCCGGGCATCTCGGCGGCATGGCAGTCGGTGGCACGCTCGCATCTCGCGGGCTGCTGGGATTTGTTGCCGAGGCTGGCAAAGCGGCACACGCTGCGAGACTGAAGAAGAAACAGGAACGGGCTGAGCGTGAGCTCGCCGACTGGCTGAAAGAGAATGAGACACACAATGACTGAAACGGCGATGACTCTCGTGTGTGGATTGCTCGGCGTGCAGACGACGATTCTGATCGCTGCGGTTCCGTGGGCATACTCGATGCACGGTCGAGTTACACGGATCGAGGCATCGGCAGCGACTGCCGCCGATCTCGGCGATCGCGTGTCCAGCATGGAATCACGATTGCTGCGACTCGAAGTCGAGTCTGAAAACGCCTGATTCCTGCTGCTTTCGGGAATCTTTGCCAATTCCGAAAAAACATTGCAAGGTATGTTGACAGGCTGCCGATACCTTGCAATACTTCGCCCATCAGACACAGTTACCACCACAAACAAACGGAGCAGAACGATGAAGACTTTCAAAGCCGGCGAGACATACAGAACGCGAAGCATCTGCGACTATGATCATGTGATCTCGATCACGATCGCGAGCCGCACAAAGTGCTTCGTCAAGACGACTGCCGGCAAGCGGCTCAAGGTCGCTGAGTACAACGGGGCAGAAGCAGTCATGCCGTGGGGTCGATTCTCGATGGCACCGACGATCACCGCGGCCGATTGATCACGGCAGACATGAGCAGCAAACAGGCAGCCCGGCATCGCCGGGCTGTTTTCGTTTCACCACCGTTTCACCAGAAACGACAGAGAACTGCTGATCAGCGGTATTGCAATGCAGCGACAACATGCTTAAAACTGCTGCTCACAGGCAGACGATGTGCGTGGCGAATTACAGGCCATAAAAACAGAACACGCTATATCGCTGCCGTGACGCATCGTTTCACCACCGTTTCACCAGATGCGTCAGGTCCAGAACTGCAGCACAGGAGCACACAGCATGGCGGCTGTCAGACAGATTCCTTCGCAGATCGAAAAACACGGCACAGCGAAAGCGTCCTGGCTGGCGTTCTGGCGGGATGCAGACGGGCGGCAACGCTCGCGATCGTTCGGAGCAGGCGAACGCGGCAGGCGGGCGGCTCGCCGATTTGCGATCGAAACGCAGGCCAGACAGACGCTCGCGATCCGACAGGATGAGCCGGGCAGCTGGCGGGAATTCCGCGATGAGTTCGAACTCTCGATCACCGCACTGGCTGCCAGTTCCATCGATGCCATATCGCGGGCTCTGGATCATTACGAACGGCTGATCGGGCCGGTCACGATGGCAGACATCTCAGCCCGGTCGCTCGATGCGTACATCGCTCAGCGACAGTCTGACGGCATCTCGGCAGCGTCCATCGGAGTTGAACTGGCATGGCTCAGGAAAACATTCCGCACCGCGTACCGCTGGCATCTGATCGCCGAAGTGCCGCAGGTTGATCCGCCGCGATCGGTCAGACGCGAGCCGAGTTTCATCAGCTCAGAAGAATTCAGCCGGATGTTCCGGTGCTGCGAGGATCAGCAACTGCAGACTCTGATCGCGTTCCTGTACACAACCGGCTGGCGGATCGGTGCGACTCTCGACCTGCGATGGAAACTGATCAGCGGCTGCACAGTCCGCAGCCCGGCCGAGCACAACAAAGGCAGACGGGATGCGGTCATCGAAATTCCGCAGCCGACAGCCGACCTGCTCGACCGCTGGCGGCCATCTGCCGGCAGTGTGCGTGTCTTCGATCTCTGTTACCAGACTGCCGCGTATCGATTCCGGCAGCTGCAGCAGCGGGCCGGACTGCAGCCGCAGCAGACCCGCGGCGAGTGGTACGGATTCCACGATCTGCGGCGGGGATTCGCGACCGCAAACTGCAGCCGGCTGAGTGCCTTCGAACTGCAGCATCAGATGCAGCATCGCAGCATCAGAACAACTCAGAAATATATCGCGATGGCAGCCGCTCAGTCAGTCGCGATCGCGGGGAAAGTGCATCTGCCCGATGTGCTGCGGGATGCTGTGCTGCGGGATGCTTGAAAACGTACCAGGACAAATGTACTATTCCCGCATGAGCCCGACAGATGCCCGTTATCACGCGATCGCTTTCGCACGCCAGTTCTCCGGCAGCCGCTTTGAACTGCCGCCACCGGCTCACATGCCGGTCTGAATGCCGCTGTGCAGGTCCGGCAGTCACTGCCGCTGATCTTTCTTTCCGGCTGTTTCCCTGTGTTTTCCGCTGTTTTCGGGGAATCTTTGCCAATTCTCAAAAAAACATTGCAAGGTATATTGACGGGCTGCCGATACATTACAATACTTAGCTCATCAGACACAGTTACCACCACAAACAACAGGAGCAGAAACGATGGCAACAGCAAAACAGATCACACGACCGGTTTTCATCGACAACATCACGATTCAAAGCGAATCCAGCCAGGTCGGAGCGAACGGCATCATGCTCGACACTGTGGCGGAAGCGGATGAGGTGCTGCGGAAAATCGCTCTGCACCGTTCGCCGTGCGGCGGATACGACAAAACATTCTTCTGCATCACCTGCTGCGACGGGGCACAGTACGAAGGTCGGATGGACATCCACTACATCAACGAGCCGCAGGAAACGGCGAGCGGTGAACTCGGCCTGCTGCATCACATCAAATCATCGATCGACTACTACACAGGCTCGAACGCTCCGTGCTATGTCAAGCCGGAACATCAGGACAGCTGCCGCGAGTGGGCGATTCGCCTGGGACTGTAACAGACAACCACACGAGCCCGGCTTCGGCCGGGCTGCTTTTCAAACGTACCACCACAAACAAACGGAGCAGAAACAATGTCAGACATTCGAAACACGATCGCCAGTTATCTTGATCACGCCGACAAATGCGGCACAGAACTCAGCGACGACGATCTGCGGGCATTCGTGGGAATGCTGCAGACCGATGAAGCGGACCTGTCAGACTTCGCCGCTGTCGGCGGCCGATCGCTGGTCGATGCTGTCTGCCGGCGACTGTCGCTGATGGATTTCCTGCTGGTCTGCGGATTCGAAATCAACGATCACTCACAGTATCCGACATCGCCGCACGCCTGGGAGTGTGAACGCGAAGTCTTCGATTTGCCCGGTCACCGCGTGCGGGTCTGCAGGTCGAATGAAGGCGAGATCACGCTGTACCGGTTCGATGGCTGGGAACTGGCATGGAAGGTTGAGTTCTGCAGCAGCACGCCGGATGTCGTCATCATCGCCGCGATCAGGGACACGCCGTAACACGATCAGATCAGTTTTCAAACGTACCACCACAACGAGGAGCAGAATAATGATGAGACTGGAATACGCAACGTGCAGCGAAGTCATTGCACTGCAGTTTGAACTGGCAGAGTGCGATGACTGGGATGAGATCGCCTGCTGCTGGATCGACGCATTCATCCAGGCACTGTGGAATCATGATCTCGACGCAGAGCCAGCCCGCAGCCCGCGAACGCTTCTGCACGGCTGGAACGGCGATCAGTTTGGACAATGTGTCGGGACTGCTGCAAAAGTCTTCGGCGATGCAGAGGCGGCACAGATCGAACTGATCTGGCAATGCTCAGGCATCGCAGATGCTGCCGTCGCTGCACTGATCGCACAATGGCGGCAGGACGATGCCAGATTCACCGCGGAACTGATCGACGCTGAAACCGACTTCTGAAATGCGTACCACCACAAACGGAGCAGAAAGAATGATCACACAAACCATGCACACGCTCACGCCGTGGATTGTCTGCGGCGGGCTGTTCATCCTCATCATGACCGCACTGATCGACTGGTGCGAAGGAAGGTAATCGATGCCGACATCACAGAATCATCACGGGTTTGTCTGTCCTGACGACTGGTGGCAGGCGGCGAAAGCAGCCGCGGAATCCGCCGGCATCACGCAGGGCGAATGGGTCCGGCGAGCGATCTGGAAGGCTCTGCCGAAAGCAGTCCGGGCGGAACTGAGCCCGCCAGTGCAGCAGGGGCGGCCGAAGGAAACGCCGGAAGAATGAGCAGCAGAAAAAGTGCCGGCAGTCTGTTTGCAACCAGGCTGCCGGCGTGCTCAACAGCAAGTGTACCACCACAAACAATCGAGCAGGATCATCGTAATGTCCACGGATGGGAAAAAACAACTGCAACCGTTCGACGGGATCGATCCGAATCGGGTCTATGATCTGGTCGATTTCTGCTCGCGACTCCGCATCAGTCGCAATCGCTCGCGGGAACTCGCAGCACGTGCCCGCGATCAGCCCGGCGTGATCGTCAACGGCTACTCGCTGATCGCCACCGGATCGCTGCTCTGCGACCTGCTCGCCGGCGAAAAGAAACGCAAGCGGACTGTGCGGGCAAAAAAACGAAAAACGCCAGACTGACCGTACCTGACCGTACCGCGACCATAGCTGACCATAGCTGACCGGGACGGTTTCCGGTCGCTGCAGAAGTCGTTGAACGTCTGCCGATCGTGTGTATGTTCGCAGTCAGCACCGCGATTCGATTGTCAATTGTCACACGTACCGAAGGGGAAACATGAGCATCGAAGAACTGATCGCGGGAGTCGTTGAACGGCACATTGATGACAGCAAGTCGCAGCCGATGACATGGACAGAACGCGAAGCGGCTGAGCACATGCACGTCTCACCGCGATGGCTGGCAGATGAACGGCGAGCCGGCCGAATCGAATGGACCGAAGGAGCGAAAGGTCGCGTGATGTACACACGCGATCAGATTTTCCGATACCTCGAAACAAGGAAGCGAAGAGGATGACACACAGACGACACATCCCGGCAGAGATCAGTCTGCCGACTCATCATCGACCGGGATCGAAAGCGAAAATCGAACTGATGCGGCAGCGAGTGGAACACGGATTACCACCACACAACCACCAGGATGCAGAGGCAGACTCATGCGAATCAACACACAATACTTCCGCACGCTGTGGCGTACCGCTGCAGCCATTTCGCCCGCACGTTCACCGCGTGATGTCTTACGTTACATTGCGTTCGGCTGTCAGGGCGAGCGATGCTGCCTGATGGCGACAGACGGCGAAGTCTATCTGCAGATCGGCAGCGACTGTCAACCGCGACAACTGCTGCCGGCTGATCGCGTCTCACAGATACTCAGTGCGATTGAAGATGAAAACATCACGATCACGACTGAGGCGATCGGCACTGATCGCGACACGTTCGTGCTGCAGGCTCCGCCGATCGATGAGTTTCCGCAGCTGGCAGAATGTTCGGTCGATCGCTGGTACACCGTCGATGCCGGCGAGTTCCGGGCGGCACTGGCGGCGACTCTGCCGGCCTGTGATCCAGACTCCGCACGCTACGCACTCGCCGGCGTGCTGCTGGATTTCACGTCATCCGAAACGCTCACAGTCGTCGCCACAGACTCGCGGCGACTGGTCGCCACGCAGGTGCCGTGTGAATGTGCGGGTGATCCTGATCGCGATGTGCGACCGGTCATCCCGCAGAGGAGCGTGAAAACGCTCGTGCGGCTGCTCGATCGCGGCGATGAGTGCCGATTCGGTTTCGGGCTGTCGGGCGGCATCGTGTTTGAGTGCGGCGATGCCCGATTGACCTGCCAGGAATGTGCCGGGCGATTTCCTGAATGGCAGAAGATCGCCGCAGCCGCTTCCCGCGGTGCGACGTTTGACCTGCCGGCCGGCGAACTGCTCTCTGCCGTGCGATCGGCTGCAATCGTGACCGCGGCAGAAACGCGAGCGGTGACTGTCTCGATCACAACGGCTGGAATCAGTGCCAGCGGTGCCGGTGCTGACATCGGCACAGCAGACATCACGCGACAGCTGGAACTGCTCGGCGAGTGTGAATTCAGAATCGATCCCGACTACCTGACGGACGGGCTGAAACCGGTCAGCGATTGTGAAGTCACACTGGCACACAACGGATCAGACGGAGCAGTGCATTTCTCGCACGATGGCGGCTGGCAGTTCCTGCTGATGCCGATGGTAACGAATGAATGAGGCATGGGGCTGCATCGATGTGCGGAGCACAGTCACAGGCAGAGCGTGCGACTGCCTGCTGACAACTCTGGCACACGCAGTCGCCCGGCGACTCGCGGCGGAATATCAGACATCGCTGCGATCGCTTGAAGTCGATGATCTCGCACAGGACATCATTCTGCACACGCTGCGGAACTGGAAGTATTACAAGCCGGGAGCGTGCCCGGTGGAAGCGGCGATCCGGCGAATGGTCTCACAGGGAGCCAGCCGCTGCGTCAAAAAAATCCGCAGATCGATGCCGGTGACTGCCGCCGATGTGGACCTGCAGACAGTCGAACTGAGCCCGGAAGTGTTTCAAATCCTCAAGGAGTAACGATGAGTGCCACCACCACAAAAGACGAGAACGCAAAACTGCAACTGATCCAGGAAGTCGCCGAACTGTATCACTCGAAGACCGATCGATACTTGAGTTCAACACAACTCACGCGATTCCGACGCAGCCCGCAGGTCTACCACTACCACCGAATCGGGCTGATGAGCGAGCCGGCACGCGATGCGTATTTTTTCGGTGAGGCATTCCACTGCATGGTGCTGGAAGCCGAGCGATTTAACGATGAGTACCTGGTCGCTGACGGGCCGATCAACGAAAAAACGCAGCAGCCCTACGGCACGCAGACAAAGGCGTTCCGGGCATGGGCCGCAGCTCAGACCCGACCGGTGATCTCGACCGATGACTATGCCGCGATGAGCAAGATGGCGGCGAACGTGCAGAAGCACGAACGCACCGGAATGCTGATGGCTCACGGAGTCGCTGAGAACGTCATCCGTGCTGAGTGGATGGGCCGAGCCTGTCAGATTCGCTGTGACTGGCTGGACACAGACGGCGGCCTGATCGTCGATCTGAAGACTACCCGCGGGCTCGATTCGTTCCTGGCATCGGCTCTGAAGTTCGGCTACGTGCATCAGCTCGCGTTCTATCGCGATGTCGCCAACGCAGCCGGTGCTGATGTCGATCTGGTCGCGATCGTGGCAGCGGAAAAGTGTGAGCCGTACCGCTGCGGACTGTTCCGGCCGTCTGATCAGGCACTGGAACAGGCGAGCCGCGAAAACGCACTGGCAGTCGCCGAACTGATGGAGTGTGAGCGGTCGAACGTCTGGCCGAGCAGATACGAGGAACCGATTTTAATGGAACTGGAGAACTGAAAAAGTGAGTCAGATCAGAGCCTGCATCAGGGACTGGAAAGCGAGCACGGAAGCAGCAGCAGACGCGAATGAACATCTCGAAAACGCCTGCCACAACCTGCGGCAGTGCATCGGAAATCTGCCGCCAGGCAGTGTGCATCACGAAGTCGATCGTGTGATGTACCGGGTCACTCTGGACCGCTACGGCGATCTGGATGTGACAGCGATTACCACCACCACCACAACCGGGGAGCAGTCATGACGCTGGACAACATCACCACAGGAAAACAGACAACGCCGCGAAGGATTCTGATTTATGGCGTGCAGGGGATCGGCAAGAGCACGTTCGCAGCCGGTGCTCCGAAACCGATCTTTCTGCCGACTGAAGACGGGCTGGCGGATATCGACTGTGCATCATTTCCGCTCAGCAGCACGCTCGATGCATTCTTTGAGCATCTCACGGCACTGAGCACGGAAAAACACAAATACAGAACCGTTGTGATCGATTCGCTCGACTGGCTGGAACGTCTGATCCATCGCAAGGTCGCTGACGAACGCGATGTGAAATCGATCGAAGATATCGGATACGCGAAAGGCTACACGTTCGCTCTGGCACACTGGGGCCGGCTGTGCAATGCCCTGAACTATCTGCGGACTGAACACGGCATGACAGCGATCATGATCGCTCATGCACGGATCAGCAAATTTGCTCCGCCGGACGGCGAGCCCTACGACCGGTACGCACCGAAGCTGCACAAACTCGCAGCCGAGCACATGCAGGAATTCTCCGATGAGGTTCTGTTCTGCTCGTACAAAGTTTTTCAGAAGACGACCGGCGAAGGGTTCGCGAAACGCACGATCGGCATCGGCACCGGCGAACGCGTCATCCATACCAGCGAGCGGCCGAGCCATGCCGCGAAGAACCGCTGCAGCCTGCCGGATGAACTGCCGCTGTCGTTTTCTGATTTCGCGAAGGCATCCCAGGCATTCTGAAGGAGTACCACCACATGCAGCCGACACGTTATGAGGAGTTCATCGCAGCGAAGACGCTGGCGGATTCGCCGAGCGGTTTCGAGCCGGGTGAGCTGAATTCGAATCTGTTTGACTGGCAGGCTCAGATTGTTCGCTGGGCCTGCATCCGCGGTCGCTTCGGCGGATACGAAGATTGCGGAATGGGAAAGAGTCTGCAGGAACTGGAATCGGCACGACTGATCGCAGAGCACACAGGGATGCCGGTGCTGATCTTCGCTCCGCTGGCAGTCGCCGAGCAGACGAAACGCGAAGCCGAAAAATTCAGCATCGCAGCGGATGTCACAGTCTGCAGATCGGCTGCCGATGTGCGACCGGGAATCAATATCGCCAACTATGAGCGGCTGCATCTGTTTGAGCCGGATCAGTTCGGCGGTCTGATTCTCGACGAAGGCAGCATTCTGAAAAGTGTTGACGGCAAGACTCGCGGCACGCTGCTGGAACACTGGACATCGATCCCGTTCCGGCAGTCCTGGTCAGCGACACCGAGCCCGAATGATCACATGGAACTCGGGAATCAGTCGCAGTTTCTGGGAGTGATGAGCCGGGCGGAAATGCTCTCGACGTTTTTCGTTCACGATGGCGGCGAGACAGCCAAGTGGAGACTCAAGGGACATGCCCGCGATCTGTTCTGGCAGTGGATGTCGTCCTGGTGCGTGATGCTCAGGAAACCGTCTGACATCGGCTACAGCGATCACGGGTACGACCTGCCAGAGATCGAATATCACGATCAGATTGTGCCGGCAACCGCTCGCCGCGGGCAGCTGTTCGCGACCGGTGCATCAACGCTGGCGGATCGCAGAGCAGCACGCCGTGACAGCCTGCAGGCACGCTGCGAACGGGCAGCCGAGATCGCCGGCAGCCAGATCACGCCGTGCGTGATCTGGTGCAACCTGAACATCGAAGGCGAAACGCTCGCCCGGATCATACCCGGTGCCGTGGAAGTCGCCGGCCGGCATTCGGTCGATGAGAAGGAAGAAAAACTGGCGGCATTCACTCGCGGCGAGATCAGCACGCTGATCACAAAGCCGAAGATCGGCGGGTTCGGTCTGAACTGGCAGCACTGTGCCCGCACGATCGTTTTCCCGACTGATTCATTTGAGCAGTGGTATCAGATGATTCGCCGGTTCTGGCGATTCGGGCAGACGCAGACCGTGCAGGTACACACGGTCGCCAGCGAAGAGGAGCTGCCGGTGGTGCTGAATCTCAGACGCAAGGAACGCGAAGTGACAGCGATGTTTCAAGGCATCGCGGCGGCAATGTCAGAACTGTCTGAGGCACAGATTCGATCAACACGCCGCAGCGACAAATCCTATCAACCGACAACCGAGATGGAGATACCGGCATGGCTGAAAAAGTAATCGACCAGCAGCAGACGGAACTGTGGACCTGCATCAATGCGGATTGTGTGGAAGCACTCCGCGGGCTGCCGGATGACTCGATTGACTTCTGCGTGTTCTCGCCACCGTTCGCATCGCTGTATACCTATTCCAATTCCGAACGCGACATGGGAAACGTCCGCACGTACGACGAGTTCTGGCAGCAGTTTCAGTTCCTGATTGAAGAACTGATCCGCGTGATGAAACCGGGCCGGAATGTCAGCGTGCACTGTATGCAGATCACGACGACGAAAAATCATCACGGATACATCAGCATTCGGGATTTCCGCGGCGACATCATCCGCGGCTTTCAGGCGGCGGGATTCATCTATCACAGTGAAGTCTGCATCTGGAAGGATCCCGTCACGCAGATGCAGCGTACGAAAGCGATCGGCCTGCTGCATAAACAGGTGTGCAAGGATTCCATCAGGAGTCGGCAGGGACTGGCGGATTATGTCGTCACATTCAATAAGCCGGGTGAGAATCCTGAGCCGGTTGACGGCGAACTGGATCGATTTGTCGGCGATCCGAAGACGTTTCGCAGCGAAGGCAGACTGAGCATCGACATCTGGCAGAAATACGCATCGCCGGTCTGGATGGATATCAATCCTTCACGCACGCTGCAGTACACAACGGCACGCGATGAGGAAGACGAGCGGCACATCTGCCCGCTGCAGCTGGATGTGATCGAACGCTGCGTGCAGTTGTGGAGCAATCCCGGAGATACGGTGCTCTCCCCGTTCGCCGGCATCGGCAGCGAAGGGCATGTCGCGATCAAAGCCGGCCGGCGATTTGTCGGCATGGAACTGAAGCCGAGCTATTACCGGATCGCCGTGAAGAATCTGACCGCTGCGGAAGAATCGCTCAAGCAGGCATCGCTGTTCTGAGCACCGCGAAATCTAAATCAGTTTTATCGTCTGACCACCACCACACTCAGCAAAGGACACAGCATGAAGCTCACAGGATTTGATGCCGAACGGATCGAACCACAGTCCGCATTCAAGCCGCTGCCGACCGGCACATATACCGCGGTCATCAGTGCCAGCGAGGAACGCAAGACGCAATCCGGCAACGGATCGTACCTGCGACTGACACTGCAGATCGTGGACGGCGAGCACAAGGGACGGCAGCTGTTTGAGAATCTGAATCTGGACAATCCGAATCCGCAGGCAGTCGAGATCGCACAGCAGACGCTCAGCAGCATCTGTCACGCAGTCGGAGTGATGCAGCCGGATGATTCTGCCGACCTGCACGATAAGCCGCTGACGATCACGGTGATCACTCGCAAACGCAAAGACACCGGCGAGGATGCCAACGCGATCAAAGGTTTCGACAGTGCCTCAAACGAGCCCGCACAGGCGACCTGGACCGCGGCGAAGGGAGCACCGTTTGACCGGTAAACATTCCCGCGAAAAAGGCAAACGCGGCGAGCGGGAAGCGGCACGGGCACTGACTGAAGTGCTCGGGCTGCCGGCTCGCCGCGGGCAGCAGTACGACGGCACCGAAGGCAAAGATGTCGTCACGGTGCCGGGCCTGCACGTTGAAGTCAAACGAGTCGAATCGCTCCGACTGTATCCGGCAGTCGAGCAGGCGAAACGCGATGCGGCAGATGGAGAAGTGCCGATTGTGCTGCATCGGAAAAACGAGCGGGAATGGCTGCTGATCGTTCCGCTCGCAAGTGTACCACCACTGATTGAGAGAGTGTCCAATGGAGCCACGTTATTACCAGACGGAAGCGGTTGAGGCAGCGTACCAGCATCTGTTCAGCGAGTCTGACAATCCGGCGATCGTGCTGCCGACAGGAGCCGGCAAGACGCTGGTTATCGCGACGATCTGCCGTGATACCGTGCAGCAGTGGAACGGCCGCGTGCTGGTGCTGTCGCATGTCAAAGAACTGCTCGAGCAGACTGCCGGCACACTCGCGGCGATCTGTCCTGACATCGCAGTCGGCGTGCATTCAGCCGGACTGAAACGGCGTGATACCGATGAGCCGGTCATCGTGGCAGGCATTCAATCGGCTTACCGCAAACCGCAAGCACTCGGTGCGTTCGATCTGGTGCTGGTCGATGAGGCTCATCTGATTCCGCTCAGCGGCGAAGGCATGTACCGCACGCTGCTGACCGCATTGCTCGAGTTGAATCCGAAAACACGAGTGATCGGGCTCACGGCGACTCCGTACCGCACAACGACCGGGCTGATCTGCCAGCCGGAACACTTCCTGAACCGCGTCTGCTATGACGTGCCTGTCGAAGACCTGATTGATCGCGGATACCTGTCGCGGCTGCGGGGGAAATCCGCTGTGAATGCTGCCGATCTGAGCGGCGTGCATGTCCGCGGTGGTGAGTTCATCGCCGATGAGATGGAACAGGCATTCAACGGTGACAATCAACTCGTCTCTGATGCTGTGTCCGAACTGATCACACTGGCAGACGGACGGCACAGCGTGCTGATCTTCGCAGCCGGCGTGATGCATGGCATGTCGATCACTTATGAAATCGAATACCAGCACGGCGAGCCGGCCGGGTTCATCTGTGGCGAAACGCCGGACGAGGAACGGGCGGCACTGCTCGCACGTTTCCGCGATGGATCGCTCAGGTGGCTGATCAATGTCAACGTGCTGACAACCGGATTTGACGCTCCGAACGTGGACTGCATCGCGTTACTCAGGGCAACGCTTTCGACCGGTCTTTATGTGCAGATGGTCGGTCGCGGGCTGCGGCTGCATGAATCAAAAACTGACTGCCTGATCCTCGACTATGGAAACAACATCGAAAGGCACGGTCCGATCGATGCGATTGATCCATCAGCACGCGGCGACGGATCCGGTAGCGGCGACGGGACGACTCCGATCCGAGTCTGTCCCGACTGTCGCGAGGTGGTGCCTGCCGGATGCCGTCGCTGTGTGCATTGTGACTTCGCATTTCCGCCACCGGAAATCACGCACGAAGTCGAAGCCAGCGAAGCCGCGATCATCTCGCCGGAAGTCACGTTTGAAGTGTACGACATCGAATCGGTGACGTATGCCGAGCACACAAAAAAAGGAGCAGACGACACGGCACCGAAAACGCTGCGGGTCGATTACCACACAACCGATCCCGATGTGAAGTTTCCGGTCAGCGAATGGGTCTGTGTAGAGCACACCGGCTACGCACGCACAAAGGCGGAGCGATGGTGGCAGGATCGCATCAGGCAGGAATGTCCCGAAACGGCCCAGGAAGCGGCTGCGATCGGCACACGCGGATACCTGCGTGAACCGAAACGCATCACCGTGAAAACCACTGAAGGCGAAAAGTATGACCGCATCACAGACTACGAACTCGGGCCGCTGCCTGATGCAGAATCGATCCTGACAGATGAGGAGCTGCCGTTCTAACGCTACATCGATTGCAGACAGTTTCTTTCCGACTGGAGATGCCATGAATGGCGACCGTGTTAATCGTTGGCGATACGCACGCACCGTGCATGAGACGCGGGTACGTGGATTTCCTCAAGGCGACAGCCGATATCTGGCAACCGGAATACATCGTGCACATTGGCGATCTGATCGACAACTGTGCGTATTCCTACCACGAAAAACATCCGCAACTCAAGAATCCGAAACGCGAACGCGAACGGGCAATCGCTCAGGTCAAACGTCTGACCGATGCGTTCCCGATCTGCGAACTGATGATCGGGAATCACGATGCACTCACGCAGCGGCAGGCGGTTACAGCCGGGCTCGATCCCGATGTGCTGATCGCGTTCCGGGATTTCTGGGAACTGCCGCTCGGCTGGAATGTGCATGCCAGGTACAGCACACACATCATCGAAGGCGTGCTGTACTCTCACGGCGATCGCGGCGGCGGCGGAATGAATGCGGCAACAGTCGCGGCGAAGGCAGAGTTTTCATCGTGCGTGATCGGACATCACCACAGCAATGCCGGCGTGACGTATCACGCCAATCAGAGCGGCAGAGTGTTCGGGCTGTCAGTCGGCTGCGGAGTCGATGCGTCATCGCTCGCGATGGATTACGGCAGACGATTCACACGCAAACCGATTCTCGGCTGCGGAGTCGTTGTTGATGGGATCAGGGCATTTTTTGAACCGTGGACACTGAAAGGAAAACGGAAGCGATGAGCGACACCACCACCACAACAGAACGCACAGGACAGGACCGCAGACGGGAACTGATCGATCAGGTCGAGCAGTTCATCTGCTCCGATCGGCAGAACCACTACGGAGATGCAGAGGACAATTTCGCTGACATCGCGGCGATCGCGAATGTCGTTCTGAAACATAAACTGCAGGCACCGCTCAACGCTCGCGATGTGGCTGCGTTTTCAGCCTGCATCAAGCTGGCTCGGATCAGAACGTCACCTGACCTGATCGATCACTGGCTGGACCTGGCCGGATACGCAATCTGCGGCGGCGGGATTGTGGTCGCGAATGAAGAATTGAATGCCTAGAGAAAACGAGATCAATTACACGTTCAGCGTGATCGTCTACACGCGGAAGAATCGACCGATCGATGGAACGGAACGCACGCTGACAATCGCGG